GTTACTCTTGCTCTCTTCCGTTTCCTTGCCACGCTGTGCGACATACCTGAAGTTGATTGTCGAGCCATTCTTTAGGATCAGGGTGTTCTCGTCGCGCGAGGGCATACGCTTTATCCAATGCGGAGGACACCAAAGCAGAAATTCGCGCCGTATCGTATCGTTCAGTTTCGGGTAGGTCGATCTTGCCACTAAGCCATTCGAGCCAGGGTAGTCCTTGGCTAGCTTCAGTGCCTTCACACATGCAGCGGCTGTCTTCCCATTGCCAAAGCCACCACCAAGGAACTGCACCTTGGAGTATGACTGATGGAAGCGATCATGCATCCCACCTTCAACGATCTTGTAGCGACGGCTCATTGATGATCTGTCATCACTGCAACATGCAGAGCATGATGATGGCCATGATGACCATGCACGACAGGCGGTGGCAGGCACAGGTGTCGGATCACTGAATGACAGCGATGACTCGTCAAGCGTTGGGCGTGTCGTCAACAACACATTGCCAAGACCAGCAGGCAACAACGATGCATCGAAGCCAAAGCTACTGTTGCTGCTGAAGCTAACTGCCGTCTGTGATGGATTGAGCAGGAACGTGCCACGTGGATCATCATTGACCAGCATGTTGCTCGTGATGGCAATGGTGTTGCTTGGATAGATCATACCCTCTTCGCCATACGCAATCATGGCTGGGTTCTGTGTGTTGGCTCCCTGTTCGATCACGTTGCCACTGACGTTGGCGTTGCCTCCATTCGGCAAGTCGATGCTGTAGCTGGCACTGCCATTGTTGTCGAAGATGCGATTGCCGGTGATGGTGTTGTTAGCGGCACGAGACTTGACCTCATGCCCAACAACTGCATCGTGGACATAGCTGTTCGTGAGGCTGAAGCTAGCAATGGCGCCGATATAGAGGTTGTGGGTTGATCCACTGCCATCACCATTGTGGCTGAACTCACTGTGGTCGATGCTGATGCTGCCATTCGCATCCGCAGCACCAAGCAGGCCCTCTTGGTTGTCATGGAAGTAGTCATTCGACAGTGACAGAGCACCACCCTCGTAGCGAACAGCAGCACCATTGCTGTCACCCACCACAGCACCACTGATGTCAAAGCCATTGATTGCAACACTGAGACCAGCAGCACCTTCAGTGATGATGGCTTTGCCATTCGGAGCATTGACCGTTGCAGTCATCACGACCTGACCACCAACACCTTGCAGTGTCACTGACTTACCAATGGTCAGGAACTGATTGGTGTAGACTCCAGCCTGCACATCAATGGTGTCACCAGATGATGCTGCATCAATGGCTGCTTGGATCGAAGCACCAGTAGCGACATTCAGTACTGTCATCAGGTCAACCTTCCAAGCTGCACAGTCGAAGCAGCAGTGGCAGTGATGGACATTGCACCAGTGGGGATAGCAAACACCGTATCAGTCGTAGCAGGTACGACCCATGCCTGACCTGTGTCAAGCGTGTAGGTAGTGCCACCAGGGACACGTGCATGCGTATACAACGTAGATGGTGGCGTGCTGCCTCCTACATCCACCACAACAGGCAATGGCACTGCGACGCCAATGCCCAACACGAGTGTTCTGCTTGCAGCGAATGCCATGATCATATTCCTTCAGTTGTTATGTCGATGACAGGACCACCTGCATCACGCTTTACGTATTCGATTACTAAGCCCCCGTCCACACGATGACGATGCTCCACAACATCAGCGGGACGATGACCACTACGATCAAGAATGTCACGAGCGGCGGCCATGCGATCGGATCTATTACCAGCCTGTAGAGCTTCCACCATTGCAGCGGCAGCACTCCTAGCGTTCTTAGCCAACAGGTCTCGGACGACATCAGTCTCTGACTCCATGATGTTACGCACTACTGCATCATGCATCTGTGAGAATGGCTCACTCACCTTGAGCCTACCAACCTGATCTGTGGTCAGGCCAGTAGCAATGGCTATCTCCTCATCATCGAGGCCAAACATCGTGTAGCTCAGCACTACACTGACTGCATTCATAGTCTTAGGCACTTCAGGCAAGTCAGACAGCTTCCTACGTGTCGCAGTGACAAGCTTCTGAGCCTCACGATGCGTAGGTATCTCTACGAAACGCACAGGTTCAGGCAGCGTGTCTGCACCTACGATACGGCCACCAGGATACACAAGCGAGCCATCAGCTAACTTCAGTGGCTCACCTGCTGCTTCAGGCAATGGCATGTTATTGTCCTATGATGTGCTTACCAAGGTTCCATGCTTCAGGTGCAGCACCAAGAACAGCACCAAGCGCCATACCACCAGGACCCATTATCCTACCTACTCCTGCTCCTGTTGCGGCACCACCAAGCATGCGCTTGAATGATGGAGCGGTCTCTTGAATGACAGGTGCTTGTGTTGGTGGCATGCTACTAGCACTCGGAGCTTGGATAGTGAGATTGCCACGTCCAGGCATCATCCTGTCCTCAATGCTCAATCCACCAGATGGCGGTATCGAGTCAGCAGGCGGTGCCTGAATGGTCTGTTGTGGCGGTGGCATCGGCACGTTCTCAACTTGCAACCCAGGTGATCTAGGCGCCACTGCTTCATCTATTGATGTTGTAACATCTCTGGGCGCACGGGGCGCACCCCAAGGACTAACAGGCTCACCCCACGGAGTTGTCTCTGGAGGAGGCGGAGGTAATGGAACAACAGGCGGTGCAGCAGCTTGTGGTGCTTGTGGTGGTAGAGGCACTTCAGGAACAGCAGCATACATTGCAGGGTTCGTAGTATTCTGCATGTTCGTCACATTCTGCAAGTCAGGACGAGCAGCGATCGTAGCTGGTGTATTGATGATTGGTGATGCACTGGTTGTCTTAGCAGTGTTCGGTTGCCAATCAGCTTCATTCGTTGGTCCATGTCCTAGATCAACTGGCAATGTGCTACGACCACCACCACCACCACCACTACTACGACTGCCACCTTTGCCAGCAGCACGCATAGCAGCCTGATCCTCTGCTTCAGATGATGGTGTGCCTATACGCAAACCAGGGATGTCAGTTCCTGGTGCATTAGGTTGACGAGCCATCGCCTCAACGTAGCGACGGATGTTCGCATTGGTTGGCTGTTGGCCTGACTTCCTCAGTGCATTCAGAATGAGTGTCGTAGGAGACAATGCATCAGTAGTTGGCTCTGTGCTCTGCATCACATCGTTGGCTGTAGCCATCACATGCCTCCCTTACCAAGAATGGCATGTGCAATACTCGCAGCCATCGCTGCATGTGCTGGATTAGCCATGCCTCCACCGGGTGGGCCCCCTGGGGCCTGTGGTGGCAACACCTGTGTTGGCGGTGCTTGCATGTTCCCTGGCTGAGCATCAATCTTCAAGTCCTGTGGACTGCCTTCTTTGATGCCACGCCGCTCATCACGCAGTCGATCAGCAGGTGTCTCTGCTCCTTTCTTCACTTGGCTAGGACGTTTGCCTGGATTGGCCATTGCAGCCTTGACTTCAGGACCATAGTTGCCAGCCATCACCAAGCTCCTTTGCCACCACCACCATTGCCACTGATGTCAGGGACATAGGTCGATGGGAACACGACACGATTGAGCAGAGCAGCAAAGGCTGTGACATCAGCAGCGGTCGTTGCCCTGTTGACCTGCGAAATGACTTCAATAGGGCGCAGACTATTGTAGAAATCACCCTGATAGCCTTTGATCTGTGCTTGGTTTGCACTTGCAGTGACACCTGGGGCAGCACCAGTGAGGGCAAGCCAGATGGCCTTCATGCGCTTGCCAGCCTCACCTTGGTAGAATATGCGGGACAGTTCTCTGTCGTTCTGTGCAATGCCATTGAATGCCACGGTGCCAGCAGATGCAGGGGCCGATGGCTGACTGCCCGTGGACACGTTGCCAAGCACGTTAGTCCAGCCAGTGAATGGAATTTGTCCAGCAACACCAAGGCCATACGTAGCCATGTTCAACTCCTACACGATGGTGAGCATGCAGCAGATCACGAACCAGAGACAAACACAAGCACTAATTCATCTCATACCCTTATATAGAATAGGCCCCTTCTATATTATAGTATAATCTATAATAGGGCCGATCAGTTGCACGCAGATCGTGGCTGGGGTAGAATTGTGTGCCAACCAAGGTGCCCCTACGTGTCGGGCGCCACTATGATATACCCTCTTTTGGTTTCGGCCTGGGGATGGTGGGGGGCCTTCGCACTGCATGTGTATACAAGTGTATACGTGTCGCTGTGTATACAAGTGTATGTGCGTGGTGTCAGTCAGCTAGCGTATATACAATCCCATACGCTGGCCGCAAGTGAGCGCAAGCACTTGGTCACACTCGGACCGCAACGATTGCTAGCCCCTGACCAGCAAAGTTATCCCATGATCCTATTATAGATACATGTGTGTATACTATACATGCATGCTTATGTGCCATGCTTGTATATACAACACATGTTCACTGTGCCG